GGAAAAGAAGCACCAGAACAACCTCCTCATCCAGAGAAATAAATGAGAATGTGGCTAAATAGTTTACTTGCTGATGGAGTCAACAGAACCGTCAGCAGTAAACGTTTTATTACTTTAACAGCATTTACAATGTGTTCTATTGCATTTATGTTTGAGCTGTTCACATCATACAAAGTATCAAAAGAAGCTTTTGATTCAATGATGTATATTGTTATCGCAGGATTAGGATTTACAGCGTCAGAAAAATTTTCGAAAAAGGATGAACAATGAACTATCTATTAGCAGTCATGATCGGAGTACTAGTATTAACTAGTGTTTATGCAGCAGAAGAAAAGAAAGTTTGTGTCAAAGAGTATGACAACAAAACTAAAAAAGAAAAAGAAGTGTGCAAAACTATCAAGGTTCACAAGAAACTTGAAGGCACAAAAATTCCTGATAAAAAGTAAAGAAAATTAAATGTCTGACGATAAAGATGTAGTAAGTTTGCAAATTGATGTGGGGGTGCTGAAGCAACAAGTCAGCACCTTATGCACTCTTTGTGACAAAATGGATAAAGTAATGGAGAAGTTGGTGGACCAACACGACAGACATATCGCCAAAATATATACCGATATGGATAACAGAAGATTAGAAACAGAAGCAGATATCAAAGAACTTCATGTTAGAATAGACACGGTTCTAGATAAACTGCAAGATTCTGAACATAGACTCATGAATGAATTGAGAGCTATGCGTAATGATATGCAGGATCATAATTCAAAAGAGAAAGAATCTTTAGATAAACTTCTGCAATGGAAGTGGATGGTAGTTGGTGGTGTCATTATGCTTTCTTGGTTGGTATCACATATAAACTTAGAAACTCTTGCCAATTTAATCGGTAAATAACATTTTACCACTTTACATTCTGTCAATTCCATGATAGAATGATATTATGAGCATATACATTGATCGAAAATTTCTACACATAGTTTCACCAAAGCTGGAACGGTTTTCGCAAAAGAAACCAGACCTGTATAACTTCAGGTGTCCAATTTGTGGTGATTCTCAAAAGAATAAATCCAAAGCCAGAGGTTTTGTATACAAGAAAAAGAATGATTACTTTTTCATGTGTCATAATTGTGGTGCTGGACATACGTTTTATAACTTTCTGAAACTTGTTGATCCATCTTTATTGAAGGAATATGCATATGAGAGATTTACCAATGGTGAGACCGGGAATCATAATTATCCAAAACCTTCCTTTGAGGACTTCAAGAGTCAACCTGCGTTCAGCGAAAAGAAAACACAAAAGAAGATCGAGTTGGATACAATTGAGTCCTTACCAGAATCGCATTATGCGAAAGAGTATGTTAAAGCAAGGAAGATTCCTGAGAAATATTTCAACGAATTATATTTTGCACCTTGTTTCAAGATGCTGGTGGAATCTCTCGGTGTTGAAAACCAAAATCTTAAAGAGGAAGACCCTAGGCTTATCATACCGTTCTACAACGGAAATAATGAACTCATTGCCATACAGGGTCGGTCGCTATCGCAATCAAAGATCCGTTACATCACAATCTCTCTTGTGGAGAATGAATCCGATGAACCCCATAGACTAAAATTCTATGGATTAAATAGAATGGACAGAAACAAAAGAGTTTATGTGGTTGAAGGACCAATTGACTCTATGTTTCTACCAAATGCAATTGCAACTGCTGACTCGGATCTTACAAGAGCATCGAAGTTAGAACTAACAGACTTTGTGTTAGTGTATGATAATGAACCAAGAAACAAAGAAATTGTAAAGCAAATTAGCAAAGCAATTACTTCTGGATATAATGTAACATTACTGCCGGAAAACATCAAACAAAAAGACATAAATGATATGATTTTAGCAGGAATTTCACCTGGTGAAATCATGGATCTTATAGATAAATTTACTTTCAGTAATTTGAGAGCTAATCTTGAGTTTTCCTCCTGGAAAAAAGTTTAATATGGAGATTTTATAATGGATGTAAAAATGGTGTCCTATTCTCAAGGGACTGATGGAAGAAACCTTTTGGAACAGGTAGCTTTTGTAGCTAGAGTTTCCAATCCAACAAATCAAAATAATAATGAATCAGCAGAAAAACTGGTTCGTTACTTAATCACACACCAACACTGGTCACCACTTGAGATGGTGAATATTTGTTTAGAAATAAACACTACACGGGACATAGCTAGGCAAATCCTTAGACATAGATCATTTTCTTTTCAAGAATTTAGCCAAAGGTATTCTGTAGTAGATTTTGGTATTGCCGGTTCTAATTGGGTCAGTCGTGAAGCAAGATTACAAGACCAAAAGAATCGCCAAAATTCAATTGAAACTAAAGATTTAGGATTACAAGAAACATGGAAAACTCAACAGAGTTATGTAACATATGCTGCTGAAAAAGCATATCTTTGGGCCATTGAAAACGGTATAGCAAAAGAACAAGCAAGAGTGGTTTTACCAGAAGGGCTAACAGCATCTCGTCTTTACATGAACGGTACCTTGCGTTCTTGGGTACACTATATACAACTCAGGAGTGCAAACGGAACACAGAAAGAACATCAAGAAGTTGCCATAGCATGTGCAGAAGCAATTAAGCCTGTTTTTCCTATGATAGAAGAATTCGTACAACAATAATAAGGTAGAAGAAATGGAATATTTAGGAATCAAAATAGACTTAGAGAGAGATAAACTATTTGACGAACTTGGAGTGAAAAGACTTAAAGAGTCTTACATGAAAGATGATGAAGAATCACCACAACATAGATTTGCTTTTGTATCAAAAGCTTTTGCGAGTAATCCAGAACATGCTCAAAGGCTGTATGAATATAGTAGTAGACACTGGCTATCTTATTCTACGCCTATTCTTTCTTTTGGTCGTTCTAAGCGTGGAATGCCTATATCTTGTTTTCTCAACTACATTGAAGATACTGCGGAGGGACTAGTTGACAACCTAAGTGAGACAAATTGGCTCAGTATGCTCGGAGGTGGTGTCGGTATCGGCTTCGGTATTAGGTCTGCTGATGATAAGTCTACTGGTGTTATGCCTCATCTTAAAATATACGATGCTTCTAGCTTGGCGTATCGTCAAGGTCGCACTAGGCGTGGCTCTTACGCCGCTTATCTTGATGTATCTCATCCTGACATTATTTCGTTCCTCGAAATGCGAAAGCCCACGGGAGACCCTAACGTCAGATGTCTAAATTTGCATCATGGAATTAATATCACCGATGATTTCATGAGCATCATTGAAAACTGCATGTTGGACCCAAATGCAAATGATGATTGGGAACTCAAAGATCCACATACAGGTGAAGTGAGAGAAATTGTATCAGCAAAACATTTGTGGCAAATGATTCTTGAATTAAGAATGCATACTGGTGAGCCATATATTCATTACATTGATACGAGCAACAAACATCTACCTGAATTCCTAAAAAACAAAGGATTGAAAGTACATCAATCAAATCTTTGCAGTGAAATTATTTTACCTACTGACGAAGAACGAACAGCCGTATGTTGTTTATCTTCATTGAACTTGGAGACTTATGATGAATGGAAAAATGAACCCACATTCCTCAGAGATGTTGCTGAGATGCTTGATAATGTGCTACAGTATTTTATTGATAACGCTCCTGACACAATCAGCCGTGCAAAGTATTCTGCATCCCGTGAGCGTAGTATTGGGGTTGGGGCTCTCGGCTTTCACGCTTACCTCCAACGTAATAATATTGCTTTCGAAGGAGTCATGGCTAAAGTCGCCAACAACAGAATCTTCAAACACATAAGAGGAGGATTAGATAATGCAAATCTTGAACTCGGTAAAGAACGTGGTGAAGCACCCGATGCTATGGGTACCGGCCGTCGTTTTTCTCATCTCATGGCTATCGCACCAAATGCTTCTAGTTCCATTATTATGGGGAACACTAGTCCTAGCATCGAGCCTTATCGTGCTAATGCTTACAGGCAAGATACTCTCTCTGGTGCTTATCTCAACAAGAACAGATGGCTCGACCAGCTTATCAAATCCAAAATAACAGATGAACAAGAATATAATGATGTGTGGTCAAGTATTATTGCAAATGATGGTTCAGTTCAGCATTTAGATATTCTGGATGAAAATGAAAAAGCAGTATTCAAGACTTCAATGGAAATCGATCAACGTTGGGTGATCGATCTTGCAGCAGATAGACAAAACTATATTGATCAAGCACAATCTCTAAACCTATTCTTTAGACCAGATGCACATATCAAGTATATTCATGCTATTCATTTTATGGCATGGAAGAAAGGACTAAAGACACTCTATTATTGCAGAAGTGAAAAGATAGGTAAAGCAGATAAAGTATCAAAACGAATTGAAAGACAAGTAATTAAAGAACTAGACATGACACAAATTGCACAAGGAAATGATTGTATTGCTTGTGAGGGATAATGAAAACTATTGCTATATTCATGCATCAGCCATATTGCTCGGTGCAATCGGGCAATGGTATAATTAAAGCGTTAACACCATATTATAGATTTAAAATATTCACTAAACATGAACTTGAAACCAACTTTTTTGATGACGTTGATATGGTCTGTGTACCTGGTGGATTTGGTGATGCTAGTAAGTTTGATATGTGCTTTGCCAATAACACTGATCGCATCACCAGATTTGTACAATCAGGTGGTAAGTATCTCGGAATATGCATGGGCGGTTATTGGGCCAGCTCATATTATTTTAATTTTTTATCTGATGATTGTGATGCCGTACAATACATCAAACGACCAAACACAGACACAAAACGACCACATGCTAAACATTTGCAAGTATTGTGGGAAGATCAATTAGAAAGAATGTATTTCTATGATGGTTGTGCAATCACTGGTGATGAAAGTAAATTTGAAACAGTAGCAAGATATATGAATGGTGATCCTATGGCTATTATACAAAACAACATAGGTATAATTGGATGTCATCCCGAGAGCGAAGTTCATTGGTATGATTCTTATAGTTGGATGAAAGGAAAATATCATGACGGTAAACATCATAAGCTTTTGCTTAATTTTGTTAACAAGCTAATGGAAAAATAAAATGGCACATTTAGTAGCAAACATACCACCGATTCATTGTTATATTCGTAAAGAGTTTCTTTATGACTTTGAGAAAGGTCATGGGGAATATGAACCTTGTATATGGGTATCAATTAAAAGTATTCGTGGTCAAGCATTTAGAATAGAAAGTTACTTACCGAACTATGGCGCACTTTATGACAAACTACCTCTCCATGCGTTTGTATCACGCAAGGAAAATCTTGAAACACAGACTTTTTTACCTTTAGATACACTGCAAATCTGGGATTGTTTTAGTTATGACTTTACTGTTATACAAAAAGCTTTTCTGAGAAATCTTACAGCAAAGTTCTATGCAAAAGATAAACAATTTTATTCTGGTAATTATCTTTTCACTGTTGATCATTCTGCACCCGATTTGAACATTATAGATACGAGTTATGCTGAGTGGCCTGAAGATCATAAAAGTTTTAATTTTATTGAACTAGACAATGGGCAGTATGCTGCACAACCAAACAACCGTTGTTTATTCTTGGATGCAGCAAGTAATCCAAAGCAACTAAAGTTTCCAGACTTTAAAGTTTGCACAAAGAAATATGTCGTTGAACAAAATCCAAAATGGAGCTTGGGCGACACAGAAACAATAATGTACGAATAGAGGACAAAAATAAATGATCAAAAAAGCATCACAACAAAAACTAACAGAAAATAGAAATTACTTTAAACCTTTTAATTACCCTTGGGCATACGAAGCTTGGTTAAAACATGAACAATCACACTGGTTACACACTGAAGTCCCGATGCTTGAGGATGTTAAGGATTGGAAAAAGAAACTTACTGATTCTGAGAAAAACTTTCTCACTCATATATTCAGATTTTTTACTCAGGGTGACATTGATGTTGCAGGTGGCTATGTTAATAATTACCTACCTTATTTCCCTCAGCCTGAAGTAAGAATGATGTTAGCAGGCTTTGCTGCAAGAGAAGCATTGCATATTGCCGCATATTCACATTTAATTGAAACACTAGGCTTACCTGAAACTACATACAATGAATTTTTAGAATATGAGGCTATGCGTGAAAAACATAATTACATCCTTGATATTAGCTCACAGAATAGCAATGCTATTACTACTGCTACTAATATTGCAGTATTCTCTGCTTTCACCGAAGGGATGCAATTATTCAGTTCCTTTATCATGCTACTTAACTTCCCACGCCAAGGTAAGATGAAAGGTATGGGTCAGATTGTTACGTGGTCAATTGTAGATGAAACGCAACATGCTGAGTCTATGATTAAATTATTCCGTACTTATGTTGAAGAAAATAAAGAAATATGGAACGATCACTTGAAGTCTCAAATTTATAAAATTGCAGAAACAATGGTTGAACTTGAAGATAAGTTTATTGACCTTGCATTTAACACTGGAGGTATTGAAGGCTTATCTGCAAATGATGTAAAGATGTACATTCGATATATTGCAGATCGAAGATTAATTTCTCTTGGTCTAAAAGGTATCAATAAAGTCAAAAGAAATCCTCTACCTTGGGTAGAAGAAATGATTAATGCACCAACACACACCAACTTCTTTGAAAACAGAGCAACAGACTATGCAAAAGGTGCTCTAGCTGGCGATTGGGGTGATGTTTGGGCACACTAAGGAAATCAAATGAACGATAAAACAATAACAGCAGAATGTCATAGCTGCGAATCATCCTATCAAATCAACTATACAGAGGAATTTGTGTCTCAAGAATATCCAGAGCATTGCCCATTCTGCGGAGAACTCATCGAAGAAATTGAAGAAGAATATATAGAAGATGAGGACTCTGAAGATGATGAAGAATGGAATTAAATTGGAAATATAATAACGAAGATTTTACGGAAGACTTGATTGGTGATAATTACGGGTTCGTCTACGAGATCATAAATCTGACGAATAAAAGAAAATACATAGGCAAGAAATTTTTCTATTCTGCCAAAACCAAACAAGTCAAAGGTAAAAAGAAAAAAGTGAAAGTAGCTAGTGATTGGCAAACTTACTATGGTTCTAACGCAGAACTGCAAAATGATGTTATACTACACGGGAAAGAAAATTTCTCCCGTCAGATATTGCATTTGTGCAAATCAAAAGGCGAATGTGGATATTTGGAAGCAAAAGAGCAGTTTGTTCGTGGTGTAATGGAAAGCAATGACTATTACAACACATGGATAATGGTAAGAGTTAGAAAATCACATATTAAGGCGTACAATGCTAGAATTTCTGAGAGAACTGAAGAATGATCGGTTTGATGCAGTATTTTTTATGCCTGGACCAGAAGAAGATATGGTAAAGGTCGAGGCAGCAA